CCATGCCAACCAGTAAGTTTATTCTTTGCTACATTGATGTACCTCATACCATTAGCTTCTTCACCTTCTACTTCAGCAGCCATACCTATTAGTATCATCAAGTCAGCTTCAGCAGCCTTGCCTGTCTTGCTACCTTCTAGCATTGACATGTTAGGTGATGTCTTATCCTGTGCTTCAGCAGATAATTGAGACATCCAAAAGACAGCACAGTTGTACTCCTTTGCAATGTTACGTGCATGTATAGCAGCAGCCCTAAGAGTTATGTCTGTACGATCAGACTTTTGTTCTGCAAACTTATCACCCATGTCAAGTATTAGTATGTCAGGTCTTTCTTGTTTAACTACAGACTCAACCCAGTCCATATTCTTACCGCCTGATTCTTTAATCTTTATCATGGCATCTACAGGTTTGTATCTTGTTTTTGCTAGTGGTATGTTTCTTGGTATCTCCTCTTTGATACACATCTTAGATGCTGCACCTATGTAACGTAAGATTACACGGTTGTATGCTTCCTCATTTGTAAGGAGTATACACTTAGCGCCTTGATGAGCAAAGCCACCATCTGCTGCTACAAGTGAGGCATGAAAACTAGTTTTACCAGTATTAGGTCTAGCACCAACCACAATGAAATGACCGCCACTGACTCCTTCCACCCTATCAGCCAAGGGAGGGATGTTAAGTTTCCATTTGGATTCTTCTTTAGATAGAGCAAGCACAGTATCAAAACTGTGATCATCCCACTCGATACGTGTATTTGGAGTAAAGTCATCTTTGTATTCCTCTAATATCTTACGTAATGGTTCAAGGCTATTCTCTGCACCATTCACAAAGTCAAACCCTAAGTTAGCAACACGATCACCTACATACTGCTGAAACAACTGAGACATAGTATCATTAGCTACCTCTTGTTTAATAGGTTCAGCTATCTCAATACGCTTGAAGAGATCTTCATAAGCTGTACGTGTAGCGGTGGTCATGCTTGCATTGATACGGTTGAACACAGCCTGTAAGTCAGACACGGATAGGTCACCACCGTATGTTTCCATAGCTGCATCTAATGATTGCTTTATCTTACGCACATCCTTACTGAAGATCTTGTCAGGGCAGCGTATCCCTTTATGCTGATCGTAGAACTCTTTATTGAGTAGTGTCTTTACCAGTGCTAGTTCCATCATCCTTGTTTATCTCCTCTCGTTCCTTCGCTCTATTTCTTTCCTCTGTATTAAATGGTCTGACATCATTGTAGCTGTACCTGTTATCGACAGATTTATTTGTATCGAAGTCAACTATTATACCAGTGTTCCACTTAGCACACTCTTCTTCTGCATCCTCTATGTTATCAAACAGCTTTGGTTGTGGAAAGTTTGGAAACACTTTACCCTCTGGTACATACATGATGTCACCGTCAACGTCAATAACTATTGCTAGTCTCATTACATAACTCCTTTAGTTTCTCTAAGTCTTCTTCCATCTTATATTTAATATCATCTTGTAGATTCATAGCGGTGGTCTTGTTACCTGTCCACAACTCTATCTCTCTACGATACTCTACTGTCTTACCAATAGCATCAGGATCAAGTGCTATGATTACCTTATCATATTCTCCTATCTTCTCAAAATGTTTTGGGTTCATTGACGTACCCAGGATAGCCATAGCTGTAATGTATGGCATCTCTTGCACTGCAATCACAGCAGACACAACGTCCTCAACTATGAGCAGGGTAGAGCCATCACCTACTGTGTAGTAGTCAGCCTCACCTGTGTAGCGATACCACTTAGGGTTCTGCTTCTTACCTACAGCCCTACCTACAGCATCAACTATCCTACCTTCATGCTTGATAGGAAAGACTACACGTTCATCTTTGACATCATACATAGTGTCACCCAACGCTATGCCCCAACGTCTTATGTAGCGTTGATACTTGGTGTGTGTTGCTTTAGGTGTCACCACATACTCAGGTATCTCCATAGTTTCTTTCTCCTTCTTTATCTTTGTGTAAGCACGTTTGAACTGTAGATCATTCATGTGTAGGAATATCTCTGCTGCTGTCATGCCAGTGTCGTATATACCACCAACCCTACAGCCTAACTTGAAACAGTTGTACTTTATGTCACCAAATATATTAGCTACAGTAAATGTATTCTTACCTCGACAATCAGGTGAAGGGCAGTCACATCTATGACGCTCACCATCCTTGAGTTCAAGGCTATTGATAAACTCTCTTATGTTAGTCTTCCTCACGTGTACCATGCTTAACTCCTCTCGCTGCTAGTGCCTTGCTTGCACCACTGAATGTGTTGACCATGTATGGCTTGACTGATGCTGTGTTCTGGTGGCCTGTCACCTGCATGATACCTACCATATCAACACCACCTTCCATCATCTCAGTCACCGCTGTCCTACGTAGATCCATAGCCGTAAGTTCTTTAGGTAGATTAGCTTCATCCAGGATCTTATTGATATATAACGATACTTCCTCTTTGTCATAGGGTGTGTATGCTCCTGCTCTTGGCTTGACTCTTGGTGCTACGTACTCTTGAAAGCCAAACTCCTCCTTCTGTTGACGTAGCATTGAACACAAACCCTGAGAGATAGGGAGGTGTACCTCTGCATTACGTTTGCTCTGCGTCATATCAATACGACAATGGTTTAGGTCTAAACTATCCCATGTAAGTAGACGTATGTCACCTACACGTTGACCCCAGTCGTATGCCATATGCACAATCAGTCCAATGCTACGCCATCGAAAGTCACTGTAAGATGTATCAAGAAAGATTGACACTTGTTCACGACTCCAATGTACTCGCCTTGGTTTTTCTGCAACTGTCTCAACCAAAGAGATTGGATTATGAATCATCACATCATGTCGCATGGCATGTTTCCAAGCAGCAGATAATACACTGCGCCTGTAGTTAGCGGTACGTGTACCTACCAACAGCCAGTTATTGTATGCTTGTGTGATGTGTCGAACCTTCAAGTTCTTACAGCGATATGCCCGAAGCATCTTGCCCTCTACCTCAGTAATCAAGGTAGCACTCAGATGGTTGTCGTAGTCTTTTTGTGAGGAGGAGGACAACCTACGGTACGCATCTGAGTTACGATAGAAGTTTATTACATCCTCTAACGTGGCGCTATGCTTCGGGATATTCTTATATTTGTTTACCATTTTCTCCTCACCTTCCAGTAAGCCCAAGCCCTACTACAATGTCCATTCCCTAGCAATGCGTCCAATAGACGCACCACATTAGGTTTATTGTTTCTCTTCCAATCCCAGTTTCTTGCGGAGAAAGTTTGATTTAGTCTTCCTCCTAGGATTACGTTTGTTAGTACGCTCATCGCTATCAGTATCCTTACGAGGTAGGTTACCCACCCAATGTGTAACATCATCGAAAGGCGTGTTCTTATCCTCTGCATCTTCACTTTCCACTTGCATGTTTATACCATAAGTAAATCAATGCACCAATGTTTACTCCAGTAAATAGTAAAGGGAATGCTGCTGCTAAAAGTTGGGAACCCATAGTATGCCCTCCTGTTTGTCTTGTTCATATAGTTTTACTTCTTGCTCATGTAGTCTAGCTTCATCATCGTTGCCATCCCACCCAGCATCATCTGCTCTACGTCTACACTCGTTGAGTACCCTGTCTATGGGTATAACCTTACTGATCCTCATGCTCTCTCATCCTCATAACAAACGTACAACCTTTGTACTCTACTAAGTTTTTATATCTCTCTAGACCTTTCTCTGCTAGTCTTCTTGTCTTGTATGAGTGGTATGCAAAACCAAACCCATTGCTATTATGTATCCATACTTCATATGACATCAGCACTTCTCCTTTTTAACTTTGTCAGTTCCTATGTAGTAAGTCTTATCAGATCCCCAACATACGTCAAGTGGTTTTATTCTTCCATTCGGCAAAGCCATTCCTGGATACTTGTAATGTGGGTTAGCTTTAAGAAATTCTCTTAGTTCTTCTACCTCCATCTTGCGTTGGGCATGTTGTAACTCTTGGACACATGCGGCTCTGCCTGTCCAGTGATCGTGCTTGTCCATGCAATACTTGTGGATAGGGTTCTGTTCTTCAATCACTGCTAGTAGTAGCTCTATCATCTATCAATCCTTTCCTTAACATTTCTTTTGCATCATCGTACTGCCCTCGTAGCATACAGTCATGCGCCCACCTAAACCATGACATTGCTTCCTTGTTAGGCTCACCAGTTCTTACCTCTTCCAAGGTAGGACTACTGGCTAGACTACCCACCTGATTAAGATTGAGAAACCCTAACAGGTTAGGCTTGTCAGTTGGTACATCGACAGTGGTGTAGTCCTTGCCACAATACTTACGTGCGTCAACTTGTGTACCTGCCCATACACCATTAGAGTTTTTGTATAGTTTCATAAGTCTTCCTCTCTTGTTCAGTTATACATTGTAACTCATTCAGTCTAGCATTGAAGCCAGCCCTTGAAATAACTTCTACAGCCAAGTGATCTACGTTGTCAATGTTACTTATGTATGCAATGCAATTATCCTCTGTATCAAAGGGTCTATCGTCTATTGTGAATGCAGTACCTTGTGTCAGTACTATTAGTATTAACCACTTCATACTAAAGCCCTCCATGATACAGGAAACTTCATGGACATTTCAATGCTTATCATTTCAGCTATTACTTGTGTCTCTAGTTGTGTGTCCTCCTTCAATCGTAAGCTACACATCTTAGCGAAAGCATACAGTGAACCACTCCAGTACCACTCAGTGTACATACTCTGAGGTAATACCATACGTGCTTGCTCTGGTGCTACACCATCAGATAATAAGTTACGATATGTTTCAAGTGAGTATTGGTTAGTAGGTTTAGTCTTTGTATCTACTACACCATCAGAGCCTTGCTTCTTGTCAGCACTGCGTCCACGCCATACGTCAGGCTCATAGAACTCAGGCTCACTATCTACATAGCGTCTGCTTATCTCATTCCAAGGCATGTACTCATGCTTCTGTAACTGTCTAGCTACAAAGATAGGAGCCTTGACATGGAACGTAGCAAAGGCGTGGTTGAATGGTGACTTGTGGTTGTGTTCAGCTAGGTACTTGATTAGCTTTTCATCCTTATGTTGCAGTACCTTTGGCTCACCCATATGTACACGTGGCATGTAGTCTGACTTCTTACCGAAGCTTACACGTGCAGAGTTGACTACAGATAAGTCATCCCCCATATGATTTATGTATGTTACTTTCATACTGTTGCTTCTCCTCATTAGCTAAGTATTTAGTTAGGCTCATTGGACTCTCTAATAGATCCCAGTTGTTCAAGCCCATCTCTATCATAGGGTAAAATATTGTGTGTGTATCTACCCTAGTATCATCCAGTAGTGTTTGCATTATACTTCCTCTCTTTCAACTATAATACTGTTGTCCATGTAATGACTTTCAACATCAGAAAAATTACATCTCTCTTTTAAGTAGTCTATCTCTTGTTGCTTATGCCCTATGATTACCATAGCTTCAGCGTTCTGTTCTATTAGTTTCTTGTTCTTAACGTACTGTAGATTGAGTTGTCCTTGTAAGTCACGCACATTACGTTGAAGTATTTCTATTGTATTAGCCTGAGATAGTATTA